TACCATCGCACCAACTGTATCAGCTATAACCTCAGACAAGTCAATGTTAGCTGTACCATCGAAGGATACACCATGAATTGTACGTGCTGTTTCTAGAGCTGTAGCTGTTGCTGCGTTACCTGTGGTATCCTGATTAAGTGTACCGATTGCAAAGTCTAATGTATTATCAGAGTCTTCGTAAGTAACTGTAATGTTTGTTTCAGTGTTAGAGCTAACCATAGCTCCTACAGTATCACTAATTGTTTCTGCTAGTGTTACACCACCAATAGTAATTGCATCGGCTTCTAAAGTTCCATCAATGTCTGCATCACCTGATATGTCAAGTGTAGCTGCATCTAGTTCTCCAGAGATTGTGATATTTCTACCACCACTAATATCTTTATTAGCATCTGTAATGATAGCTTTACTAGCTATAACAGTTCCGTTAGTTATACCATCTATAAGATTTATATCTGCTGCACTGGCTGTCACACCGTCAAGAATGTTTAACTCATCAGTTGTAGCTGTTACACCATCAATAAGATTAAGCTCTGTAGCAGTTGCTGTGACTCCATCTAAGATGTTTATTTCAGCAGTAGTAGATGTTACACCATCTAGAATATTTAACTCAGCAGCAGTACTTGTAACGCCATCTAAGATATTAAGTTCGGCTGCAGTGGATGTTACTCCATCTAATATATTTAGTTCTGCAGTTGTTGCTGTGACACCATCAAGGAGATTAATCTCATCGGTTGAAAGTGAAGCACCGTCTAATATCTCTAGTTCAGCTTCAGTAATTGTTGCACTACCTATAACAAAACTTGTACCTGTAATGGCTGTACCTGTAATTGCAGCAGCACTAGAACCACCAATTATTGCACCATCAACTGTACCACCATTAATGTCTGCAGTGTCAGCTACAAGGCTGTCAATGTTTGCAGTACCATCAATGTATAAGTCTTTCCACTCAGAACCACTTGCACCTAAATCATAAGTATTATCAGCACTTGGTAAAAGATTAGAAGCTACATCAGCACTAAAAGCAACTGTATCAGAAGCTGCATCACCAAAAGTAAGGTTACCAGCTATAGTAGCAGTTCCTGTAACTGTGAGATTACCACCAACACTTACGTTACCTGTTGTGGTAACTGTATCTGTATAGGTATCTTTAAATCTTAAACTTGTTGTACCTAAGTCAACATCACTGTCTGTAACAGGTATAATAGCACCATCGGATATATATAACTGTTGTACAGGAGCTGAAGAGACTTCTACATAAAACTCAATAAAGTTATTGGTTGTATCTATCAGTACTTTGTTGTTCGGAGAAGTTTCTCCTGCATCACCTATTAGTCCTATAACAGGTCCTTCGGCTGTAGTGCCATCGTGTTTGTGCCCTGTTGAATTGTGAAAAGCGTTTACGAGTTGGTTAAATTCATTATTAAATAATGCTGCGGTGATTGTATCACCATCTGCAAACGAACTCTGTCTAGTGTAACTTGCCATGTTTGTTTATCTCCTGCCTGAAGGTATAAAGTCTACGTAAAGACCATTAATTGTATAAGGTGCTTTAGTATCATCACTTATAAATGTAAAATTATTACTGTGTCCACTGCCCTGTAGTGCCACTCTAATTAAAGGATTGTTACCACCACCAAATACTGTCGTACCAAAAATACCATCTCCAAAGATAGCAGGTGGATTAATCGTTCCTAAATCAAAAGGTGCTACGGGTTGAGGTGTGTCTGTATTACCATAGTCAAATCTAACTTGAACATCTGGTTCTACGACACCTTCTGCACTTGCAGATACCTTTACAAAGTGTAAAGTTTTTAAAGTACCTAAATCTCCGTAGTCATAGTTTGGTGTAGCGTATCTTGCTAAAATTGAAGAGCCATCAAAGTTATTACCTGTATCGTGATTATACACGTAACCTGCAGTAGAACCGTGATAATATTTTTCCACACCATTTGTATTAAATCCCGAGCCAACCTCTGTGACTTCTATTCCTCTTGTTTCGCCCCACTCAAATCCGTTGGGTCTTAATGTTCCTATAATACCTCGTTGTTGATTTTCATCAACTGAAGTATCTGTATAAAATAATCTGTATTGTGATTTCTCACGTATAACAACACTGCTAATTACATAGCTATTAATGTTGTTTGCAAGTTCTGTGAGTAATGGTTGGATAGCTTTACTAACTGTACCCAACTCAACGTCTCCAATTCTTGCAGTACCAGCAACTGTTCTCAGTCCATCTGGTGCTAAGAAGATAAGGTCACCACCTATCTCTTGAATACTGTAACCACTTAAACATCCAATGTTTTTGGCTACAGGTACAACTATCGGTGTACCGTTTATATCTTGTAATTTGAATATACTGTTTTCACAAAATATAAAGAGTTCCTGACGGAAGCTTTTTAATCCTACTATCTGGTCTGATAAGGTTATAGAACCTGAACCAGTACCACTAAAGTCTGTAGGGTCTAGAAGTTTACTATAAAATACAGTACTTAGATTATCTTCTACACCTGCAACAACTAAATGTTTATCGTGTATCTCACCATGTGTTACAAACTTAGTACCTGTTACAGTAGACTCACCGCTAAAGTATGTCCTGCTGTTAATGTTAGCACCCGTACCTTCCATTCTAAAGTAGTAAGGTTTGTTTGCTCCATCACAAATAACAAGCATACCATAGTCATAGTCTGGTCCTTCAAACAAAGAAAAACTTATTTGACCTTGTGAAGTTCTTGCTAATGTACTACGACCTGTAAAGGCTGTATAATCGTCTCCACTACTAGCTACTGAACTTCTACTAATGTTTAACCAGCTTGTACCATCTTGGCTAAAGTAAATACCTGTAGATGCACAAGCTATAACGCCATCAGCATAAGGTATAACTCCTAGTATATTTGTTGTGCTACCTGTTACTTGTGCACTTCCAAACTTACTAAAACCATTAATACGTCTGTATCCACCCTCAATAGAGACTTCAAAGTTACGAAGTTCTTGAGCTACACCGGGGCTTTTAAGTAAATCAATCGCATTGGAAGATTTTACTAAGCCACCAGCACAAGCTACTGTATAGGGTTGTGATGCTGCCATAAATTAAAAGTATCTTCTATCGTCTGTCATTGTACGAGGAGTAGGATTAACTAAGTTAGATTTCATACTTCTCATAGCTTTCTTATAATCATCCATAGCAAACGCTGCTTGTTGTGGAGATTCTTTAAACTGCCATATGTAATATCTTGTTTTAGCAGTTATAACATTCGTGTATTGTTCGGGGAAGACAACTGTGTCTCCATGTGCTGTAAGCTTTGTAGGCTTATCAAATGCGTAGAAGTGTATGTTGTATACTTTATCAGGTATTGGACTAACTCCAAACTTTCTAGCATCTGGTGATTTAATTACAAAACTAGGCTCACCATAAGCTTGACCATCTGCATCATCTGAATTTTCACTATCTCTATAATATCTTTTCCAATCAGCTAAGTTTAAAAACTTTAATCCCTTTGAGACAAAAGGAGCTGATTCACCACTAACGTTAATGGTTGTTAAATAAAAATCATCCCAATCTATCGAACCGTAATCATCTGCGATGCTTGAGCTACTTTCTTTTAGTTCGTACCATCTAGTACCAGCTACTGTAGCTACCGTCACGTTTCCATAGAAGGGGTCAGTTGCACCACTCTCACCTGCTGTGAGGAATGGTAACTGGGGTTCTTCATTTGCTATATCGAATATAGACTTGTTAATGGCATCCTTGACAAACTGTTGGAGTCCTACAGCACTTGAAAAGTTTGCAGAAGTCAATGGTATTTCATTGAGTTCTCTTAGTACTTCGTTAGTTAAATCTAAATATGTTGTTGCCATTTATAATCCTAAAAAAGAGGAGGAGTCCGAAGACTCCCCCAAAGGTTGACTAGTTAGTCAATACCGTAGAAAGCACTTACAATCGCTTCATCTCTTAGTACTTTCGCACCATAAACATGAAGACCTCTAACGATATCACCGAAAGAACTTGGGTCTCTTAAGACTTCAGTTGAAGTGATAGATTGAGCAGTAGCAGTAGATGAAATATGTCCAGCCAAACATTTACCAGCAGCATTAGTTGTTGCAGCAATGTTGTTTGATTTGTACATGTTAAATCCACGCAGTTTTCCACTTGAGACTAAACCATTTCTGATTGAGCCTTGTCCTGCATTGTAGTCTACTGACAACAATTTAGAACTAGATTGTCCTAGAACTTCGTAGAATTCAGGACTTGCAACAAACCAACGACCTTCTTCAGGTACGTTCTGTTCGTCTAATAGTCTTGACATTCTAGCCATAAGGTCTAGTGGGTCTGTTTCAGAACCACCACTACCGATGTCAGCAGCACCAGAGCCGTCAAAGACTCCTGCTCCTAAATCAGTTGCACTGTCAGCACCTAAAATGTGATTGGGTGATGAAGCTGAACAACCAGCAAACATGACAGCTAATACAGCAGCATCATATGAATCTTTCAATGCATATGCAGCAGCAGAAGAAGCTACCTCTTTGAAGTTGACGTGTGACATTTTAGTCTCAATATCATCTACGATGAATTTGAAAGCTTTAGCACTATCAACAACAAGAGATGTCTCTTGGTCTGTTAGTTTGGTTGCAGTAGTATCACTACCTCTTGTGTAATCTGACACAGAGATAGTAGGTTCTTTGATAATCTTTACAGAGTCTCCATAAGCAGTAATCTCACCGGCATAGTCGGTGTTAGTAATAGCTTCGACAACCGAAGATTTCCTAAAAAAGTTTAAAACCTTTTTAGAATAAATCGAAGGTAAGAAGAAACTATTAGTTTGTCCTGCGACAGAGTTTGCAAAGTTAGCATTGGTATCAGTTCCGGGTTCAAAATATTGAGCCATTTGATATTCTCCTAAGTTTGTAAATTAATAATTATGATTTTGCAATTCTGCCTTCTTGCATGGCTTGACTTATCTCAGCTTCGTGCTTGTCAAATTCAGCCATCGACATACTTGCAATCTCCTTTTCAGTCCAAACTCTTTCCTGCTTTGGTTCTACACTAGTTGTTTTAGTGGAAACCATATCAGCAGCAGATTTCTTGGACTGTTTAGAACGTGACTTCTTCGGTGCAACATCCATACCAATATCTTTCTTAAATAAATCTAAAGCTCTTGAAGCTAGGTCAGCATCGTCAGCATTGTTGTATACCCAATCTTGGATAGACTTTGGCTGCTCTTTAGCCCAACCATGAAAATCATCGCTGTTGCGAATATCTTCAAAATCAGGATGCTTATCCATCAATCGCTTTTCAGCATCTTTACGAAGTAGTTCTTGCTCACGAGTCTGTAGTTTTTCTAGCTTCTCTCTTAAGTCTTTAGATTTCTCTTCGGACTGTAAATGAGAAACAGTTTCTACAACTTCGTAGACATCAGGATACTCTTCTCTAAACTTTTCAAGTTCTTCTGGAGATTTAGGAGCAACGTAGCTTGGTCTGTTATTAGCAGCTTCATCTAGTAGCTCTTGTTCTCTAGACTTAAATTCATTTAACTTAGAGTCATAATGCTTTTTCAAGTCGTCATAGCGTTTCTTGTAGTCTGGTCGCTTGTAAGGTTCGTCTTTTGGAGTCTTCTCTTTAGCTTCCTGTTCCACAGGTTCTTCTATGTCAGCTTCCTTTTTTGCTTTGGGCTTTTCGAAAAAAACTCCGTTTGCATCTTGGAAACCTATTTCGTCTTCAGTATGCCATGATTTATTCATATTGTAAGGATTGGCATTTTCCTCTTGTACTTCTGTAGTCATATTCTTCTCCTACGGGGGCTTCGTTCACAAGGTAGCTCTATGTCGACTAGAGGGCTTGTATGTAAAGGTAGCCTTTCGGTTTATAAAATGATAGGGTGCTTATGACATAAGGTAGCCCTACCGTTAAGTTTGTTTAGCTTCTAACGTGCCTTTGGTCAGGGTCAAGCATCATTTTAGATTTAACACCTTTCGATATTTCATCTTCATCTATAATACCTTTCCCACCGTTGTCTACTGTTTCTTTAACAACTCGAACCTGTGGTTCTTTCTGTTCTTCAACAGGTAGTACAACTCTTTCCTCGGGCTTACCGCCTTCAGCTAAACCTTGTCTATCTTCTGCTTTCATTTCTGCATCTTTCATCATTGCCATTAAGTTGTCGGCTCCGATTTCTTCTACAGCTTTAGCAGTAAAGACAAATTCTCCATCAGATAACCTTGCGGGTATGCTGTCAGAGACTCCTGAACCCGGACCTTCAACAGGACCAGACCCAGCAAATTCTTGTGCAACGTCTATAACTTTATCAAATATCATTGATAGTTGTTCGTTGTCTTGTAACTGTGACATTAAATAGTCTTCTTCTTCGCTATCTAATGCTTCATCTAAAATAAAATCTAAGTATTCATCTTCCATTGTTTCGTCTGACTCCATAGGAGTTTCTGAAAGCATGTCTTGTTCTTCAGGAAGAGAAGATGGTTCGTCCATCATTGTTTCGTAATCTTCGTGTGTAGCACCGGGCATTACAGTCCCATCAGGCATCGTATGAGTTTCTCCACCTTCTTCGTATTTCTTTCTTTCAACATGTTTTCCAGCGTGATAGCCTTTTCGGTACATGTCCATATCATCTTTTAATAAACTCATATTTCTTCCTTTCTATTTACGGCTTCTTTAACCTGCTCCGGCAACTGCTCTAGGCGTACCAGAGAATTGATCTTCCCCTGCAACCGGAACATTTCCGATTCCGATGTTGCCACCGCCAGTGCCTGTAGGTCCAAGGTCTTGAGGTTGTGCAGGTGTTCCTGCAAGGCTTCCCATACCTCCGGGTTGTTGACTATTGGGTTGAGCTTCCTCGCCAGTTGTTTGTCCAACATTTTGCATTCCTATTATCTGTGCCATGATAGCTGCTTCTTCAGGATCGTTTAAAACTTCATCCGGGTCTAAGTCTAAGCTATAA